CCACAAATGTTATGCCTGTGATAGCAGCCCAATTACATTCTGGGTATTGTAGATACCATTGCTTTACTTCATTAAGTGTAGGTTGTTTCTTTGTGTAGTCGGCCCACTTAACTCTTGGTGTCTTTGACCAACGCTTTTGTAAAACAATATCATCTTCAAAGGGATGTCTGCTTTTAAAGTATTCTGGTATTACATCGGTGGTAGACCCACATGGTATTAAGTGAAAGAAGTTTTCATGATATGAGATAAGCATATCCTTGCGTTCATCATTTTGTATATCTTGACCAACAGAGTCAGGTTTTATTTCTATTGGCATTCGTCCACTGATCCATAAATGTTTTCCCAACCTAAAGCATAGCCTGTCATTTTAATTAGTTTCTTGGCTTGATTGACTGAGGGTTGTCTATTGCCATATCTCCAGGACTTAATAGTATCAACTGATACTCCAAGATCCTTAGCAAGATTATCTTCACCTCGTTTTTTTATATAGTCTTTAAGTTCCATAGTTCTCCTAAAATAGAAAGGTATAGGATAACTTATTCTAGGGGGGGTTAGAGGAGTTTATAAAAATAAACATTAACCTATACCTAAGACAATATTAAATGACTATATACAATAAGTAAAGTTTTTTTTTTACAAAGTATTGACAATGTAATTTATAGGAGTAATATAAACAGTGTATTTAAAAAGGAGCAACTTATGAAAGATTATTCTAAGCTTACCCTACCACAACTTTTGGTAGAGAAGAAAAAAAATCTAGCAAAGCAAGCTGAATTAAAAGAACAAAGTTCTTTGCTTGACTTTGCGATTACTGCACACCCTGAGGTGCATAAACAAGTCAATAGACTTTCTAACTCAGGTGGATCTACTCGCGTTCAACTTAACGGTATCATACCGAAAGACTTACGAGTGCAATATAAAGTTATTAGATCATGGGATCAAAACTTTTTATCACAGGTAAAACATGACATACCTGAAAACTTATTTCCTTTTAAAACTAAATACGTTGAGGACTCTGCACTATCTAAAATGATAGAGCAGAATCATCCTGATGTGTTTGATAAGTTTCAAGAGGGTTTACAAACTAAAATCAACGAAAGACCTTATGTTGCTTTTGTTGAGCCATTAAAGGGGACAGTATAATGACAGTACATTACAACGCTGTAACACAACAAATAAGAGATCGTATTAAAAGAGAGGTAGCACCTGGACTACATTCTGCTTGGGTTAATAAAATATTAATGATAGTAGATGATGTAGAAACCATAGCAGATGAAATGACTTCTCAAAGTTTTCTATCTATGAACGACACGGAGGTAGACAAGTATGAGTCTGTTAAATGAAGTGTCTACAGGAATACAAATACCTGCAATT